ACGAAGTTCAGATCGAGTGCGAACCTGAGTTCGCTGAGTGTGTCGGCGCTACATTTGCTGATTGCATCCGACTGGCTGGCGAATACTACAGCCTCCGCTGCCCACTCTCGGGCGCCTTCAAGGTCGGCTCGAACTGGTCTGAAACCCACTGAACCACCTCTCCACGTAACCCCAATGACCGACATCACAATAATCTCCCACGTCGCAGGCCAGTGCTCTTTAGCCTTCGACGACCCTCAGCTCGCCGTCGCCTGGGTCCGCACTCTAGTGGGCCTCATGGACCCCGAAGTCTTCATGTCGCTCTTCAAGACGATCAACCCCGGTGACGTCGATGCGGTCAGCAATGCCCAGCATCTCGTGGACTACTGCTTCGGGACTGGCTTGTGAACACGTTCCCCAAGAACCACGGCGTCCCACAAGCGGACCAGTTCGCCGACATCGCCAAGCGACTGAAGGAAATAGAAGCGGAGAAGCTGGGTCAGACCATTCCAGAGCCGGAAACGGCAATGGACAAGGTCAAACAGCACTACATGACGCCATGACCATCGCCCTAATTGACGGGGACATAGTCGCTTACCGCGCAGCAGTCGGAATGCAGACGCGCCACGTGTGGGGCGACGGTGTCGTCTCCACTGACGTGGACCCCCGCGAAGCAGCTAGCGCGGCCCTACAGACCATCGAGGCGTGGATGCGCCTCGCACGCTGTAACGACGCGCTAGTAGCCTTCACGGGCAAGGACAACTTCCGCAAACGCATCCTACCAACCTACAAGGCAAACCGAGCAGGAAATGTCAAACCACTCGCCTACCGACCCACCGTCGAAGCCGTCGAAGCCGCCTTTCCATGTCGCACCATTTGGGGTCTCGAGGCCGACGACGTGCTGGGCATCCTCGCTACACGCGATGCCTACAGTGACGCAATCGTTGTCTCATTGGATAAGGATTTGCGCACTATACCGGGACGCCACCTCAACCCGCTGAAGGAAGACAAGCCAGTCCTCCGCTCGGTCTACGCCGCGGACGCTCAGTGGCTCATGCAGACACTCACAGGAGACACCTCCGATGGTTACACGGGCATCCCTCGTGTGGGGCCGAAGAAAGCCGAGGCGATACTGGGAGGAGATGTTAAGGCAATTTCCCTACGCCGCGAGACGGCGGTGGGTCTTTGGCCCCGTGTGGCAGCCGCTTTCGTTAAAGCACGGCTCACCGAGGGAGATGCTCTCGTCCAAGCGAGAGTGGCTCGCATCCTCCGCAACGAAGACTACGACAAGGTAACCAAGGAGGTTCTGCTATGGACACCCCGCGGCGACCGACCCCGGTTGTCCATCTCACCTGCCTCAAGTGTTCCTACAGTTGGCGTGAACCCGCCGAGCACCATCCAATCCAGTGCCGCGCCCGCGGACACTGCTATCTCAAACGAAGGATAGACAAATGAAGTGCCCCTGCGGCAACCACGCCGCCTGCGTGCCCGGCTGCGCGCTGATGGACTACCCCGGCTATTACGTCGAGTGGGCGTCTCCGGTGGACCCCGAGATGGAGGCCGACGGCCACCGCACGGCCTACCCCGAGATGCCCTACTCGCCGCCACTGCCGGACGTCACTCGCACACCGCGATACACCGAGGAGGAACTACTCGCTGAGGACGCCGCCGACGTGGCCTCGCTGGTTGACGAGATCGACGAGTGGTATGCGGCCCACGACCCATTCATGGCCGGCGCTGGTGACGGCAACAGCCCGCCGTGGGTCGAGACCGAGTTCGTGACCTACGGCAAGGACGACACGGAGCATCTGTCGGCCTCGCAGACGAACCTTGATCGTATCCTCGAGGCCCGCGGGAGCCGCTACGGCAAGTTCTACGACAATTCGCTGATCGCTCAGAACATCAAAGCGGCCGTGCGAGATGGTAAGGCATATGGCTACTGGCCCGACATCATGCGTGAGGCGTTGGATCAGATCGCGGCCAAGCTGAGTCGCGCGGCGACCGGCGACCCCGACTACGTGGACAACTGGGACGACATCGCGGGCTACGCGAAGTTGGTCGCGGAGTGGCTTAGGGAGACACAGGCGTGAACCGCGAAGCAATGTGGAGGAACGACGACGACGCGGCTGTGGAGGCGTTCCTCCCAGGCGCAAAGGCGATCGTCGCCTACGAGGACGGTGTCCCACCTCCCGAGGTTATCCTAAATCGCCTCTATCTGGCTGGTCACATCGTCACGTGTGAGTTCGTCCTCTTACGGCAGGCTACGCAGAAGCCCCGCGGCCTCCTGGCACACCTCCGTGCATGGTGGGCGGCGTGAAGGTTAAGATCGGTTCCCACCGCCTGCCCATCGTCCTCAAGGAACAGGACGGCGACTACGGTTCCTACACGCTCACTGACGGGCTCCTCATAGACCCCAACCAGTCCCCGTCAGTAATGGCCTCATCGCTCCTTCACGAGGCCCTACACGCCGTCTGGGAGGTCCACCAAATCCCCAGCACGGTCACCGAAGAGGAAGCCTGCGCGCACCTGGAAGGGCCACTGCTGGAGTTCCTGGTGGAGAACTACGGGCTCATTCAAGCGTTACGGATGGCGGTCCTGAAGGACAAGCCGCTGCCGTTGTGATGGCATTCATTTAACATACTCCTAACTTGACAGCACTCCCTGGGTCCTAGTATCCACCTCTACGCGGGAGCAAGGACCCGCCAACTCGTTCAGTAGGAAAACAAAAGCAGGTAGACCCGAAAGGGCCTACCTGTTTTTTCGTCAGAATGGCTTGTAGGTGTATTCGCGCCAGTAGTCCACGAGCATGGACTTCTGGCTCTGGCCGGCGGCGATGTTGCCGGTCCAGCCAGACGCGCCCGCCTGGGACGACAACCAGATGATCATGTCGCCGGTGTAGCCGGCCGAGGACTGACTGTTACATATGGTCTGCGCCCGGTCGATGTAGAGGCAGATCGAGGACGACGTCCAGTAGACCCCATAGGTGTGCCACTGGGTAATGTCGAAGCCCTGGGCCTGGAAGATGTCGTAGGCGTCGTTGCCCACCCCGGCGTAGTCGTGGTGGATCGCCTGCGTTGCCGCTGACCACGAGCCGTCAGATGCGCGGACGGCTTCAACAAGGTCGATCTCCTGATACAGCCCGCCCGAGTTGTGGTAGTCCGCATAGAGCCACAGGGCGAAGTTCGTGCCGTTCATTGACGGCATCTTCGCCCGCACCTCGAAGTAGTGCCCGACCTGGGCCTTATGCGTCGTGGCGTTCAACTGCCCTGAGATGTAGGCCAGGTTGCCGCAAGCCGTGGTGCACCCGCCCGGCGTAGGCGCGATGTCCAGATGCAGGTTCCCCGAGCCGTCCAGCCCGTAGAGGGTGGCGAACGTCCCACCGGTGGTGCCGGTGTGGAGTGGGTTAACCATCCAGGCGCCGTTGACGGCGTAGCCATCCCACGTGCTGCTGTCGGGGCCCGCGTAACCCCACCTGTCAGCCGAGTTCATGTGCTGGTCAGCGTTCAGCGCTGTGCCGTTGAAGTCATCGCACCACGAAGTCGAGACACAGTTCGCCGACACGCGCGGGTCAACCGTGGCGATCCACGAGACCGTCCCGGCGGCTGCCGTATACCACCAGTCGCCGTCGCTGTTCTGCTGGTAGATGCGATCGTTCGGGTTGTCGTAATACATCAGCACCACGTCAGCGGTTCCCTGCTTGGTGCCTGCCTTGGTGACCTGTAGCCCCGTGCCGGTGGTTAGGGTCCAGGTGACGCCCGCGGCATCACAGATGCTACCCGACGTGCTGGTGACGGTGGCACCATTTACGCTGTGCGTGCAACCACCCGTGCGAGGGTCCGATACCTCAGTCCCGAAAGCCGCCATGTTATACCAGTGGCCACCAGCCGTCTCCACATAGACGGCATGACTGTGGTAGTAGTAGAGGACGCCGTAGCCGCTCTGTTCGCGCACGCCGTTCTTCAGGGTTTGATAGTTCGCCCCGTCGAACGCGCCGAAGGTCCAGATGTTGCCACTACCATCTACGATGGGCGCCACCCCAGTCAGGCTGGTGGCCTCGGCGGACTCGGTGGCGTAGGCAGGCACGGCCAATGTCGCCGCCAATAGGGCAGCGAGTAAAAATCTCATTGTCTCTCCGTATCAGTAAAACAGGCCCGCCCCTTTCGAGGCGAGCCCGTGCTCAAAGGCACGCTTAGATCAGGTGCGCTGAAATAGATCAGTCTCGGCTTGGCGGCGTCGCAGCAGGCCAGCGAGGTGCTTCCCACCCGCCATGTCCCACTTGTCGAACTCCGCAGCGGCGCCGGCGTAGTCCCCAGCGTTCAGCTTGCGGAGCAGCGTCGACGACTTGAAGTTCCCGCTTCCGAGGTTGTAGACGAAGTCTTGCAAGGCCGCCCGCTGGTTCGCGTTAAGCGCCACGTGGGTGTTGCCATTCACGGCCACCGCAGCGGCCATCAGGTCCCGCGCCACGAGCGCCTTAGCCAAGTCCTCCGTAACCACCGGAGTGGCCGCCGTAACAGCCTGTCCTTGGGAGTCCCGAGTGGACCCGTAGCCGATCGTCCAGACCCCAACCGGGTCCTGGTAAGGCGCGGCGCGGAACCCCTCGAACTCCACGACGAGGTTGACTGCGCCGGACTCTACCAGAGTGCCGGTTGCTGGGCCCTGGAGGCCCGTAGAAGGCGCCTGGGCGGGCGCCGCAGGGGCTGTAGCGGAGACAGCCTCGCACGCCTGTGGCGCGCTCTGGAGGCCCGCGTGGAGGCCCAGCGTGTGGGCCAGCCTGGCCATGATGCCGGCCGCCTCAGCGGAGCACACAGGGCACACCGCAGGGCCCCCGCAGTTGGCCTTGACGCCGCCCGCTAGTGGGACGACGTGGCCGTGCTGGGTGTCACTCATGGTTAGCGGGTAGGCTGCACCGGCGAAGTCGGCAGGATAGCGCGCAGGGCCTCACGGCCAGCAGCGGCCTCAGCCTCATACTTCTGCACGAGCGCCTGTAGATCGTTGTGGGCTGCCGAGACGGTTGCCGTGGCTGCGGCGACAGCGGCCTCGAAGGCGGCCTTAGCAGCCTGAAGGTCGGACTGGACGGCCGGCGACGACTTGACGGCTTCTACCGCGTCCTCAACGACGGCCTCGACGGCCACGACGGGTTTCTTGAAGGCGGCAACGAGGCGAGAGAATAGGCTCATGGTTGTCCTTTGATGATTGAGTTGACGTTGGCGAGCTTGGATCGGCAGTCCTCCCCGGCGTCTGCCAGGCTGATGATCCAGTCGGTGAGGTCGGTGTCAGTGGCCCACTCGCCGGGGGCCGGTTGAGGCGCGCACGTCAGGAGCGACGTGGGGACCTCAAGGCGTGGGGCGAGGGCGACTTGAGTTGAGCAGGCCGTCGTGGAGAGCGCGAACAGGAGCGCTGCCAACACAGGCGGCCGAAGGCGGGACGTCATGGGTCTGCTTCCGTAGGGCTTCAGAGGCCGCTACACGGGCCTTGTCGTGGGCCGCCTGTGCTTCTAGGGCGGCGACTTCGTGGGCGTGTGCAGCCTCCTGAGCGGCGGCAATGGCCTTGTCGGCCTGTGCCTGCCACGCAGCCCGCACGGCGTTGTCGTGTGCGTGCAGCCACACCGCTCCGGCCCCTAGCAGGGCCAGCAGCAGCGCTGCGATCGCCGCTAGTTTCCCGAGCGGGGACGTTATGAATGCGATGGCTGAGGCGATCATTTGGGCTCCGTGTCGGCCTTGATCCTGAGGGCGCCACATCCGGCGACCAGAAGGCCCCCTGAGGCGGTCGCGAACTCGGTGCAGGAAAAGGGCTGGCCGTGCCACAGGGCGGCCCCCTGCATGGCCACGAGAGAGGCCGCGAAGAAGGCCAGTAGGATGCGCCCGAGGTCGGCAGTCTGGTTGTCGATGCCAGTCAGCGCGTGGCGTAGGGCATTGCGCATCAGTGCAGGTTCACGTGGACGCCGAGCCAGCCGAGAACGGCCGCAATGACCAGATGTGCGCCGCGGTTAAGCCAGCACTCCATCTCGATTTTGCGGAGACGCTTCTCGTGGTCCTCGTTGGACTCGATCTGGTTCTCTAGGAGAGTTTCGATCTTGGCTAGTTGTCGGATGACAGTCTTTTCAAATTCAATTTGGCTCATGGTGCAAGGATTTCAGTGGCGCGAGCTTGTGTGACCGCTCCTGCTGAAACCAGCCCTTGCATCCACGTCGCGAGGTTAGACCCGGTTAGATTGATCTGCCCGAGAGCGAGCCCTGTCGTCAGCCCTAGCATGAGCTGTGGGCTCGCTAGGCAGGCTGTTTGAACCGCAGCTTGTTCCGCTGCTGTGAACCGCGCGAGGAACTCGCCGGCTGAGATTGTCGTCGGCCGAGGGGCCACTGGGGCGGGGTCTGGGGTGTTACCCTGAGAGACCCACACCAGGTAGTCGTGGTAGTCCCGATTGCGCATGTCGGCGGGGATGAAGGCTCCGTCCAACACTCGGAGCACAACACCTGGCGCGACGGTGAATCGATATGCCGCGGCCATGGCTTAGAGGTCCGCCGATAGAATGAGAGTGGAGGCCCACGAGGCCACCCCAGTGCTGGTGACGGTGAACCCTATGGCCGTGGTGTCCACCCCAGTTGCCGTGAGCGTGAAAGAACTGGTGTTGATGGATGCGCCACCAGCCGTATTGGCTGTGGGTGTCGCCCGCATGGGCACCGGATGCGTGAATATCTGCCACGTCGCGGCGCCAGTGTTGGCGTAGAGCGCCATGCTGAAGGCCGCGGTGGCATAGAACCGCTGGCACTTGGCCAGGTCAATCTGCGGATCAGACTTCTCAAGAGCTGTCACCACGTTGCCGACCTCGAGCTGGACGCCGTAGAACGAGATGGTCCCGCTCTGGACGCCAATGGCCCCCGAGCGCGCCTGCGAGGCCGAGCCCGTGGAGAACCACAGGTTCAACTGCGTGTAGTCGTCACCGTTCGTGCCGAACGTCTTCCCCGAAGAAGAGCCAACAGAGATGGTGACGTTGTAGCGCGCCCAGGTGGAACTGATGGTCACCGACGCCCCAGAGCCATTGACGGCCGCGGACGGCGAGCCGCCAGTGCCCCAGTTCTGGTCGAGCGAGATGCCGACCTTAGGTGTCCCTGAAGCGGCCTTGGCGTAGAAGCTGATCGTGACAGACTTGCCGGCCAGGCGGCGGGCGTTCTCGATACGCTGGTAGACAGCGCTGAGTGCAGTGGCGCCTGAGGTGCCCGTGAAGGTGTTCTGGAGGGCGCTGAGCGCCTCTTCGTCACCAATCTGGCTGCGGTCGGTGTCGTTCAAGCTTGCCCGAGTGACGCTGTTGGAGTCCGTGGTGAGCGCGAGGCCCCAGCGGTCCAGCGTCATGCCGGCCGACGTGAAGGGGCCGTTCCCACGCTGCGGGATGTTGAACAGCGCGTTGTGCAGCTTGTTGCGGCCGTAGTCGTTCAGCGCGCCGAGGTCCGCTGCGGCTTGCGCCGGTGTCTGGACCTCGTAGGCGTTGCCCGAGGCATTGATGCGTATGAAGTTCAGCGCACGCCCGACGAGAGGGCCGGGAATGGTTGCCGCGGCGTTGCTTGCGGTGGTCGCTGAAGAGGCCGCTGCGGTCGCCGAGGTGGCCGCATTGGTGGCACTGTTGGCCGCGTTGGTGGCACTGTTGGCCGCGTTGGTGGCGCTAGAGGCGGCTGTAGTGGCACTGCCGGCGGCTGCGGTGGCCGAGGAGGATGCCGCTGTCTGTGACGAGGCGGCGGCTGTAGCGCTGCCTGCGGAGGCCGTGGCAGAGGTCGCGGCAGTGGACGCTGAAGTGGCCGCGTTGGTTTCGCTAGTGGCCGCTGCGGTTTGACTGCCCATGGCCGTGAGAGCGCTTGAGGCGGCGGCTGTAGCGGACGCTGCGGCGTCGATGGCAGACTGAAGGGCATTATCAACGTTGGCCTCTGCCTCAGCCACGGCGGTGAGCAAATCGGTGGCCGTTGTAGGGCTGACCGCGTTGTCCCAGAAGAAGCCCGCGGGTGCGGTTATCTCGGTCACCAGTTGGGCTCCATGTCGTTGTAGAGTGATTGCACGTATTGCGGGCCGCCCTCAGCATCGAGGTCGATAGCCATGGCCATCACCTCTGTCTTGATCTGCTGGTAGCGCTGCTCCCACATCTGCGTGCTGGGATGCTGGAAAGTGTCGCCGGCGTAGGAGAGTGCGGCGTAGACGGCTAGGTCAGGCGTCGAGGCTGACAACTCGTTGTCGTCGTCGCCGCTCGCGAACGGCGTGAAGTTGCCGTAGTAGAGGAACATGATCTGCCGGCCGGCGGTCACCGTGCCGAAGATGTAGATGGTCGTCTGGATGCGCGCGTAGACCCGCGGTAGGTCGTTAGAGTCCACCTTGGTGGCGTCGCGGAACGCCTTCTTGACCAACGGGTAGAAGTTGTTCGCCGAGTCCTGCACCAGCACGTCGATGGGCTGGATCAGGTCCAGGGGCACCGAGAACATGTTCGTGTTGGTCTCGGGCGTGATGATAAGCGTCCGCTCCATGTTGGGCAGACGGCAATCCCGCTGGATACGCGAGATGCCCTGCTGTAGGAACGTCGTGGCTTGGGCGTCCGTGCAGTCATCCCGGTTGAGGATGTTCTGGAAGGCCGCCTTCATGGTGTTGAAGGACATCTGTTGCGTTGACCGATGGAGTTACTGGGCGACGATTGCGGAGACCCTCACGACCACATTCCACGTATCGGTGTTCCCGGTCGGAGGTGTGAAGGAGACATTAAGGCCGCCGTTCGTGGTGTCTGCCGTCACGGAGACGTCCGCCCCGGTGACCGTGCCGTTTGAGAAGGGCGTAGGCTTGGTGTCCATGGTGACGGCTGTGGCCGCCGCGTTGGCGCCTTGGGTCAGGAGACCGCTCCATCCCTTCCATGCCATGTTCTTTGAGACTGTGGTGTGGTCGAGTGCCAAGATGTCTACGGTGACCAGCATGGCCGAGTTGGCCCGAAGGTTGACGACAGTCGTGCTGCCGGCGCCCAAGTTGGCGGATGTGCAGCGGATCGCTGAGGTGGAATTACCTGTCCCTGTGAGGACATGGAACTCCATCTGAGCATCGCCGGCTGTGCTGAAGAAGCCATCGGCATAGGAGAACTGGCCACGGCAGTTGCGGGAATGTGCGCCCGATCCAATGGACCACGAGGCGCCTCCGAGGGCCGTGCAAGCCTCTCCGATGGCCACCGACTCGTTGCCTGAGGCGGTGCTATTGTGCCCACCAGCGACCGCGTAGATCGCGCTGGCCTGGCAAGACGTTCCCCACACGAGAGTGCTTTGACCGGACGCCGTGTTCGTGACACCGCCGGCTATGATCGAGTTGGTTCCTGAGGCGACCTGTGTGTTGGCCGTGCGGCTGGTCTGTAGGTCGACCGAATTGGCGCCACGAGAGTTACCGCCGCTGGCTGTAGTGTCAGCAATGTGCGCCTGCACGCCGGCCGTAGAGCCCATCATGGCCAACGGCACGCGGCCGTCAGTGCCCACTAGAAGGGTCGCGCCGGTTTCCATTGTGGGGATCGGCGTGCTGTTCACCAAGTCGAGCCAGACAATCCAGTTGCCGGTCGAGGGGAACGTGAACGTGCTGGTGCCCTTGGCGACCGAGGGGGCATTCGACGTGAAATAGTTGATCTTGTTCGAGTAGCCGACGTGGCCTGAGCTGACATTGCTGCCGTTGAAGACCAGGGCATTGCCCGTCCCGCCAGAGCGGCGCGAGACGGAGACGAAGTCGAAGAGATTGTGGTCGCAGTAGTTGAAGTGGATGCCGTCGCCGTTCTTGATCTTCAGCCCGATGTCACGGAACTGGTTGAGCGACGTGTTACCATTCTGCGCGCCACCAGAGCCGGTGCCGTCAAGCACCACGCCGGTAGGCGAGTTGACGATGGCCAGGCCGGTGATCCACACCTCGTTGTGCTGCGGGTCGTTGAACTCCCCGAGGGCAATCGTGTCGAACAGGACACCTGTGCCAGTGGGTTCAATGAACCCGAGATGGTATTCGCCGCTATTCGTGCTCGCAATGCGCCAGCAGGTATCAGCCAGGCTGTTCCCGTCGATGACCAGCCCGCCCCACACGCCGTTGTTGGCCATGTGCTTGCCGTTCACGGCATCGGTGGGAGGGGCGATCGTGACCACTGTTGCGCCGGACGCGCCGGTCCATTTCAGGGTCGTTGAGGTGGTCTCTACGGCGGAGGTAAGGTCATGGAACAGAGTCGTCATCCCGCGACCGCGGAAGACGATGTTGCTTTGATCCACCACGAGCGCACGGTTGACCAGCCCAACGCCATTCGGGAAGTCGATGACGGCGCCATTGGCGAGTGTCTTCGCCCGGTTGATGGCCGCTTGCACAGCCACGCCATCAATCTCGTCAGTCAGTGCGACGGCGTGCGGGTAGACCGCCTGGGCCGCTGCAAGGGTCCCGTAGGTGGCTGATAGTGGGTGTGAAGAGCCGTCGAAGAGGGCCCCGAAGTCCAGCACATTAAGCGTCTCGGCGAACCGGTCGCTGGACGCCCTGGCCGTGATAGTGCCCGTGGCTGTGACCGTGCTGACGCCAAGGATACCGCCCGTCGCGTTGAGCACGCTGGGGACTTGGATAATGCCGCTGGGGGCCTGGAGGGTTAGATCCCCCATAGGCCCACTCAGCGTTGCGACAGGCACGAGGCCGTCATTGTGGTCAAGAACCTGTATGAGGTTCGTGCTGTCGATTAGCATTAGACTCTCTTAGGTGTTGCGATGAAGGCTTCCAGGCCGTCAGCCTTCAGCCACTTGATGATTTCCCGCTGCGGCGCCCGCCACGGGTCGCGACCCTGGCTCTGCCACAGTTCGTAGACGAAGGTGGGGACGCTAGTGGTCCGCTCGAGTTCGCCTGAGCGAACCGCGGCCTTGGCGTGACGTTCTGACTTGAGGCTGTCCAGGAAGTCCTGGGGGATGACCTGAGAGCGTTCTTGGAAGAGCCCGTCAGCGTTCACGCCGAAGGCGGTTTCAGTGTCGTAGACTTTCATGTGCCCTTAGTAGGTGTCGATGGACCCCGTGGCCCGGTTTTCACCGCCCGACTTACGCACGTTGCGCAAGTGGATGTGACCGTTCGCGTCAAGGGGAAAGTGTACCAGGGTGCCTACGTGCGCGTGGCCGCTGCGGTG